TGTAGTAATACCAGCAAATTCACAAATTATCGATTGTATATTTGATGTAATTACAGCAGCTAGTGGTGCTACTAATATTAGTATTGGTGACACTGTAGGTGGAGCAGCAACTATCGTTAACACTTTCGCAAGTGGAACAAACGCAGGTAGAATCAGACCAACTACAGAAGCTGGTGGAGCATTAGCTTGGGAAGATACGGGTTCAGCTGATATTAAGTTAACTGTAACTACTTCAGCAGCAACAAGTGCTGGTGAAATAAGAGTAACTATTTTATACTCACAAAATAATAACTTAGGTTAATTAATCAAGGGGGCAGCAATGTCCCCTAACTTTTAGGAGAATAAAATGAGTTTTTCAACAGACGTAAAAGCAACCAGAGCAACGGGTAATGGAACTATCTTTGGAGGACGAACTAGACTCAGAGGTGTTATCGTAGTAAGTGATGGCACTGGGGCAGGTTCAGTTCTTCTTAGAGATAATGATGACCAAACTGTAATACAGTTTGATATACCAAACGGTGACGTATTTGCTTTTAATTTACCAACAGATGGAGTTGTATTTCCAGATGGAATGAAAGTTCACAGCTTTACTAATGTAACATCAATTACAGTTTTCCATGACTGATAAAGAAATACAAAACAAATTAGAGATAATTGAAATGAAAGGTGAATTAAAACTTCTTCATCAAAAAATAGATACTATTAAAGGAAACGATTTAATGCATATGGAAAAAGCAATAAATGGTATTAATAAAGTTCTATGGACAGTTGGAGTTATGGTATTTGCACAATTTATTTGGTTAATCAAAACTGTTTTTATGGGATAGGAGTCTAGATGGTTACATCTGGTACACATACTTTTAGTTTAGATAGCGCCCAAATTATAGAAGAGGCGTTTGAGAGAATTGGCCAACAAGCTAAGACTGGTAATGATTTAAGAACTGCAAGACGTTCTTTAAATATAATACTAACTAAGTGGGTCAATGATGGAGTTAATTTATTTACTCTTGATCTAGAAACAATTAGCATGACTAAAGATCAAGATCATATAACAATATCTGCATCCTCACGCCTCGATATACTAGACGCTACTATTAGAAATAATTCAGATACAGACAATCCACAAGATGTATCTATGGAAAGAATTAGTCTTAGTGACTACTTACAAATACCAACTAAAAAAGACAAAGGCAAACCTGTACAATTTGCCGTAGAAAGAAACGCACAATTTACTTCATCTGGAACAGCTAATCATAAAATTTATCTATGGCCAATACCAGATCAAACATACTATCAAATGTTAGCATGGTCTATCAAATACCCACAAGATGTGTCAGCAACATACACACAAAATCCAGAAATACCAAGAAGATATTTACCAGCTTTGATAAGTGCATTAGCTGTAGAACTAGCAATTAAATTTGCACCAGATAGACTAAATGTTTTAAAACCACTTTATGATGAAGAGTGGATGAAAGCAAAAGAGGAAGATAGAGAAAGAGTTAGCTTTACCGTACAACCACAGGTTTACTAATGGCTAGATATGCTAAAGGCAGAAGAGCGGTTTTAATAGATGACCGTTCTGGTTTTAAAATTAAATATAAAGATGCTCGTACCGAATGGAAAGGAACACGAGTATATAAAGGTGACTTTGAATCAAAACATCCACAGTTAGAACCACAAAAATATATACCAGCTCCTCGTGGTAATGCTTTATTTAAACCACGAACTGATAACGATAGCGTACCAACTAACATTCCTTTAGGTCCGTTACACGGAAGATTTTCTGCTGGCGCTAAAGCAAACTTTGGTCAACCTATAATAAGTTTAATAGAAACTGCAAATGGTTTACAATTAACTACATCAAGAGGCACACCAGGAGTTGCATTAGTACAACCTATTTCAGGTTTAGCTGCTACATCAGACCTTCTTGGTAGAACAATTACAAAGACTGTAACAGTTGTTTCTTCAGGTGGAAACAAATATGCTATCGATGGAGTTACTCAAGCTACATTAAATTTATACGAAGGCAATACATACATCTTTGATGGATCAGCAGGCACGGTTGCATCACATCCAATTTTGCTAAGTGCTACTTCAAATGGTACGCATGGTGGAGGGTCTACATATAATACAGGTGTAACTTATCAAATTGATGGATCAGATGTTACTCAATCTGCTTATGTATCAGGATACAGTGCAGCAACTACTAGAAGTTTAACTATAACTGTAGGTAGTGGTACACCAACTTTATATTACTATTGTCACTACCATTCTGGCATGGGTGGTGTTGCATATACGCCAGATTCACCATTAAGTATTAGCACAACAGAAAATGCAAATGGATTAGAAGCTACAGCCCTACAAGGTAATGTAACTAAATTAATAGGTCAACCACTTACGGGTCTAGCTGCAAATGCTCAACAAGGAACTATAACTTTAAATAGTACAGAAGATGCTAACGGATTAGAAGCTACTGCATCTATTGGATCTGTAACAATTAATACTACAGAAGATGCGTTAGGATTAGAAGCAACGGCTCAACAAGGTACTGTAGGTATTAGTCTAACTATAGGATTAACAGGACTACAAGCAGTAGCTGGTAGAGGCACTATAGGAAATCAAGTTGATGCTACATTAACACCTTCTGGACTGTCAGCAACAGCTTCTCTAGGTTCTGTAACAGCAGTAGATATTACTCCTGTAGCAGTAACAGGGTTGCAAGCTACAACAAATCGTGGTACAATAAATGTAACTTCTCCAAGTTGGGGTAACTTCCCTTGGGGTCACGACACATGGGGTCAATAATATGAGTTTAACATACGTACAATTAAAACAGGCAATTCAAGATTTTACTGAAAACGATGCCACTGAGTTTACTACAGCCACAGGATCTGGCAAAGCTCCTATAGATGTGTGCATTCAGTTTGCAGAAATGCGTATATTTAGAGAAGCTGATGTAGCAGCCTACCGTAAAACAGTAGATGTTACGTTATCAGCAAACAATCAATTTTTAGATTTACCACAAGATTTATATGTTACAAGATATATTAAAACAAAAACAGGTGAATTTCTAAAAGAAAAAGATCAAACATTTATTCGAGAGTTTTCACAGAACGATAGTGCAGGAGTGGCAACACTACAAGGCACTCCACAGTTCTATGCACTCTATGGAGAGGGGGCATATTCAGCTTCAGACAGAGGTATGAAATGGCAATTTTCTCCACGAGCAGATGTTGACTATACACTAGAAATAGGGTATACTATATTACCAACAGGGTTAAGTGGATCAAATGCTAATAGTTATTTGGGAGACTATGCCCCAGACTTGTTATTGTATGCTTGTCTGTTAGAAGCAGCAGCATTTATGAAGTCACCTGGAGATCAAGGTTCAAGGTATCAAGCTTTGTACGATAGAGCACTGCAGACATTCATAGGTCAAGAGCAAGTCAGGAAACGAACTGACGAGTTTGTTTCTGGAGAAACAGGAACTAAAGGATTATAAACTATGGCCATAACATCAGCAATATGCACAAGTTTCAAGAAAGAGTTGTTGGAAGGTTTGATGGATTTCAATGCAACAAGTGGTAGCACTTTTAAGATTGCATTAATCAAAGCTAACGCTTCTCAATCAGGAACATATAATGCAGCAACAACTAACTATTCAGATGTAACAGGTAACTCAGATGAATTACCAGCTACAGGTGGATATACATCAGGTGGAAACACACTAACTAACATCGATCCAACTACAAGCGGTACAACTGCATTTATAGATTTTGCGGATACTTCTTGGACTTCAGCAACTTTTACAACTAGAGGTTGCATAATTTATAACACAAGTCAAAGCAATAAAGCAGTAATGGTAATTGATTTTGGTGCAGATTTTTCTGTATCAGGTGGTACTTTTCAAATACAATTTCCAACTGCTAACGCGAGTGACGCTATATTAAGAATAGCATAAGGAGTTTTTAAATGGCTTCTACATGGAGTAGTCTTGGCATAAGATTGATGACTACAGGTGAAAACGATAACACCTGGGGTGATCAGACTAATGACAATT